AACTTGGTGCATATAATGTTCTCCTATACTCTAGAATTGAAAATGATAGCACAAATCCAGACTTTATAATAGGAAATCAAATCTCAAGAGTTGGTGTAGTAGAAAATCCACAACAATTTGGATCATCTTCAATTCTTTCTGCAGATAAAGCAAGTTCACTTGGTGCTTTAAAGTTAGTTGGTGCTGGATACAGTACAGCAACTTTCTCAGGAGATTCTTATTTTATTCAAAGTGTTTCTACAGGAACAACTGCAGTAGGACGGGTTGTAAATTATGACCAAAATACTGGAGTTTTAAAATATTGGCAAGATAGATCTCTTGCAGGATTTAATACTGTGGGAACTGCACAAACTCAACCTACATATGGATTTGACCTAACTGAATTTTCTTCAAGTCCAGGAACGGGTGGATCTTTAGTAATATCACCAACTACAGGTCAAGATTTATCAATTGACACTAGTTTTTCAGGTATAAGTACTGTAATAAATAATCGTACATACTACCTTGGTCAAACTTTTGCCAATGGTCTTTCTAATCCGGAAGTTAAGAAACATTCTGGCAATATTATTTACGTTGATAACAGACCGTCTATAACACGGTCATCGAATCAAAAAGAAGACATAAAAGTTATTTTGCAGTTCTAAAGAATTATGCCTCAACAAACCAACCTCAACGTAGCACCATATTTTGACGATTTTGATGCGACTAACGATTACCATAAGGTATTATTTAAACCTGGATTTCCTGTCCAAGCAAGAGAATTAACAACTCTACAATCCATACTGCAAAATCAAATTGAAAAATTTGGTCAGCATTTTTTCAGAGAAGGATCTAAGGTAATCCCAGGAAATACTGGATATAGTCAAATATATTATTGCGTGCAATTGGAGAACACTTTTCAAGGTGTTCCTGTATCTGCTTATGCCGATCAATTAGTAGGCACAAAAATAACAGGACAAACTTCAGGTGTAACTGCGTTTGTTGATAGTATTATATTACCAGAAGATTCTGAAAGAGGTAATTTAACATTATACATCAATTATTTAACTTCCAGTACTTCTAATAATTCAACACAAACTTTTAGTAATGGAGAATCATTATTATGCACTGATTCTTTATCTTCTGGTTTACTTGGAAATTCTATAATAGCAGCGGGAACTCCTGTTGCAGTAACTCTTTCATCAGGGGCAGCTGCGACTGGATCAGTATTTCAAATTGATAGTGGAGTTTATTTTATAAGAGGAAATTTTGTAAATGTAAATAAAGAAAGTTTAATACTAGATCAGTATACTACTACTCCAAATTATAGAATTGGTCTTTTAATAGACGAAAGTGTTGTTAATTCAAATATTGATGAAGAATTAAATGATAATTCTCAGGGATTTAATAATTATGCTGCACCTGGAGCAGATAGATTAAGAATTAGTGTAAGTTTATTTAAAAAAGCACTTGATGATTTTAATGATGATAACTTTATCTTACTTGGTACTGTTATAAATGGTGCTCTTCAAATAAACAAAAGGAAGACTATTGCAGGAGGTGGTGTAGGATTTAATGATCTAACAGATGTTCTTGCTAGAAGAACATTTGACGAATCTGGACATTATTATGTTAAACCATTTGATGCAACTGTTGTAAACTCTTTAAATGATAGAGTTGGTAATGGTGGAATTTTTAATGCAGGTCAATTTTCTCCTGGTGGGGTAACTGTATCTGATTCTCTTGCATTATATAAAATTTCTCCAGGAAAAGCATATGTAAAGGGATATGAAATTGAATCTTTAAGTGCTGTTTACTTGGATGTAGATAAACCAAGAACAACTAGGACAATTGAAGATCAAAATATAATTTATAATACTGGTCCTACTCTAAAACTTAATAGAACTTATAGAAATCCAGTAGTTGGTCTAGGAAATACTTATTTTGTAAGTCTTAGAGATCAAAGAGTAGGATCTAATCAAGAAACTGTTCCTGGCAATGAAGTTGGAATTGCTAGAGTTTATGATTTTAGATTAGAGTCTGGTTCATATAATACAACTGATGGAAATTTAAATGAGTGGAATCTTGCTCTTTATGATATTCAAACTAACGTAGAGATTTCAATAAATCAACCACATACATTATCAACTCCAACTTTTGTAAAAGGTGCTAATAGTGGAGCAACGGGATTCTTAAGACATGCAGTCAGTGCTGGAACCGCACTTACGGTATATGAATCTGAAGGATCTTTTATATCAAATGAAAGATTGATATTTAATGGTATTGATGACGGAAGAATTGCCATTGCAATCACAGAGCATAATATTTCGGATGCAAAATCTGTTTATGGAATGGTTGGATACACTGGTGATAAAACATCAGTAGGTATCAATACATTTAGTGCAGATATAATTCAGTCAAATAAATTTACTGTTGGAATTGCAACAGTAAGTGTTCTTTCTGGAGGAATTAGCACTGTAAGAAGTAGCAATTCTGCGTTCCCAGGAACATTAATAAAAGAAAATGATTTAATCGAATATACTGACAATACTACATCTGGACTTCTTACAGAAGATCCAATTGTAGCTAGAGTTGTTAGTGTTGGTACTACACATATTGATATTGAAGGTGTAACTGCAGTTGCAGGAATATCCAGTGGACTTCTTCCAGCAGCAACATTGAACGTAACTGATTTTAAGGTTATTACAACAGATTTAGCACCATCTTCAGATGATTCTTTATTCACTACATTATCAAAAGTGAATATATCTGATATTAATCTTGATGATGCATCACTAACAATTAGAAAAACTTTTGATGTAATTATCGCAAGTAATGAACTTACTACTCAAGTAGTTGCGGATACAAATGAAACTTTCTTACCGTTTGATGAAGAAAGATATCTTTTAATTAGAGATGATGGAACAACTGAATCATTAAATGGTGATCAGTTAGACATTTCTCCTAATGGTAAAACACTACAGATTCGTGATTTAGGATCTAATAGTAATGCTACCTTGATTACTTCTCTAAGAAAAATTAAACCAAAAGCAAAACAAAAAATTAAAAATAGAGTTAGTTCAATAATTGTTGATAAATCTAAACTGGTTGGATCTGGAATTGGAACAACAACTTTGAACAATGGATTGACTTATGGATCTTTCCCATTTGGTACTAGAGTTGAAGATGAAGTCATTTCTTTGAATACTCCTGATATAATTAAAATTCACGGAATCTATGAATCTGTAGATAATTCTGCGGCTTCTTGCCCACAAGTAACTTTACAAACAATTAATACCCAATCAACCACGTCTCAAGAACTTTTGATTGGAGAAAGATTTGTTGGTCAGACAAGTGGTTCTGTTGCAATTGTAGCAGAAAAACTAGATAATTCTAGTATTTCCTTTATACCCAAAAATGAAATTGCATTTGTTGAAGGAGAGACTATACAATTTGAAGAATCTGCTGCATCTGCGATTGTTTCAACATTATCAACACCAAGTTTTAATATTTCATCAAATTATAATTTTCAAACTGGTCAAGAAAAAACTTTCTATGATCATGGTCGAATAAGAAGAAAAGCAGACTCCTCTGCACCTAATAAGCAGTTGAGAATTTATTTTGTAAATGCTTCCTTCTCTGCAACAGATGATGGTGATATAACAACTGTCAATTCCTATGACCAATTTGATTATGCGACAGAAATTAAAGACATAGAACGTAATAGAAATACTGATATAGTTGACATCAGACCTAGGGTTTCTACTTTTATTACTGCAAATACTAATACTAGATCCCCTCTAGAATTTTTAGGCAGATCATTTACTGAAGCTGGACAATCAGCAACCACAGTATTGGCTTCTGATGAAGCAATATTGGCAGATATTTCTTACTTCCAAGGTAGAATTGATAGAGTTTATCTTACAAAAGAAGGCAAATTCCAAATAATGTATGGAATACCTTCTGATGATCCTGTAAGACCTGATCCAATTGACGATGCTATTGAAATTTGTAGAGTTGAACTTCCACCATTCCTTTATGATCCAGCTCAAGCATCCTTATCTTTTATGCAACATAAGAGATATCAGATGCAAGATATCAAGAAACTTGAAGATAGAATTAAAAGTCTTGAATATTATACTACATTATCTCTTCTTGAAAAGGAGACGGCAAACTTCTTCATTCCAGATAATAATGGTTTAAACAGATTTAAGTCTGGTTTCTTTGTTGACAACTTTAATGATTTTAGCGCACAAGAACTTGATCTTCGTGTCAATAATGCTATTGATAGAAAGTTTAATGAATTAAGACCAAGACATTATACAAATTCTGTTGATTTAATATTTGGTCCCGTTATTGATACAGATCCTACTGATGATTTAAATTTTGCAGACATTGAAGGTAATAATGTAAGAAAGCAAAATGATATAGTGACCCTTGACTATTCTGAAGTAGAATTTATTAAACAAAATTTTGCCACAAGAACTGAAAGTGTTACTCCTTTCCTCATTAGTTTTTGGAATGGTACATTAGAACTTACTCCATCTTCTGATAACTGGGTAGATACCGCCAGACTTGATGCAAAAATTATTGAAACTGAGGGTAATTATAATGAAGTATTTAATGAAAGTGTCGAAAACGGTATAATTGATCCTCAAACAGGATTTGGTCCTATGATTTGGGATTCTTGGGAAACTAATTGGACTGGTGTTGAAGTTGTTGATGACACAAGGCAAAGAGTAATTCAAAATGGACCTGATACGATTCATCG